TGTTCTACTACCCGCACGGGCGTACAGAATAGAGAACTCACGATATACACAGTATCCTAATGCGTCATTCATATGATCGAAACCATTAAGCTTATCTGGTTGTTGTGTTTTTTCATCCCACGATTGCAGTTCAAGGCACTCAATCACCCTTCCGCAACGGGAGCTAACCTCCAAGCGTGATTCCCCTTTGGAGTTACAGAGAAGATTTTGCAAAGTCTGGACTCGATCTTTGATTGCGGGGTTAGCTCGCGGCGACATGTTTTCAAAGCCGTAAGATTGGAGTATGGATATATCTGTCCTAGAGGCGTTTGCGTTTGTCGATCTTTGCGAACCTGAAGCATCTGGGAATACCTGAATTTTACGATTTGGATAACGCCTTACGATTTCCTGAGCCAATGCGTCAGTGTCGTGAGCTTTCGCTATTTCGTCTATTATGACGAGCTTATTTCCGTCCCGCACACATACAACAGCATTTGTATTATCCACATTGAAATCAATACCTATTTTGAGCATCGAATCACTGTAATCTGGGAAATTATCTTTAACGTGAATATCCCTAGAGAACCGATCATAAACTTGACCCGTTGTTAGGTTGACCCACTGACCAAGTAAATAAGCCTTTATTAATTGCTCCGAATAATTAGATTTAAGACTTTCGATGAATCCATCAGGAAGAAAAGGATTATCCATACTGCGAGCTTGTATCAATGAGGTGTCTTCTGTTGCTTCCTTGTCGAATGTATGAAACGCCCAACCATATCCCTCTGGAGTTGTTGAAGCATAAAACTGTTGATTGTTACCCGACCTCAATCTTGCTAGTGCCATATTCATGGCATTTGTAGCTTCACCCATTGGGATCGTATCGGCCTCATCAAAGCCAACGGCGCATAAGTTTTGACCGCGTAAGCGTTGATAAGTCAGGATCGTTCTAAGCAATATTTGATGATTTCCTTCAGCAAAATGAAGCGTATATTCAGGCAAAGGACTTGCCCTAAAAGTGAAAGGAATTTCCCACTGATCTAATAAATCATTAAGCGTTCGGATCAGAATATCCCGAACCATAGGCGCGGTTGGCTCGAAGACAGCACTAACAAAACCAACATTATCGGCGGCAATCATGCAAGCCTTAGCAACTAAGCCATGCGTTTTTCCTGCACCAAAGCCGCAGACAAGACCCAACTTACGGCTGGAAATATCTAGGCAGAATTGCTCCTGGTGCGGTAAGAGTCCTTCAAGTATTCGCGCCTTAACTTCTTCCGCAGTAGGTAAGCTATTAATAGAAGATTGATAGGCAAAAGCCGTAAGCGGTTCGTTATCACATATTCCAGCAATTAATGAAGTCAACTTAACTCAAACCTCAACAACCGAGCTTGTAATTCCACAGCGCGTAAGGCTGCCTGATGATTACCACGTTTTGCAGATTGAGCTTCGTAATTTTGTAGACGAGATAAAGCAGACAGGAGCCAGGTTGGACGCTCAAGCTCAGCATCTAGCTGCTGCAATTTACGAGCCCTACTTATATACTCTTCTGACTGCCTTAATTTAACACCGTAATTTTCCGCGCAGTACTGCACCACCTGGGTCTTACTGTGACCATTAATCAATAAGTTGTAGACAGAATTAACCCTGCAATCAATTTCTCTGTCGGTTGCTTTCTTAGCCATAAGCAAAATATAACTCATTCATTAGACAAAGGCTTAAGGTCAGCTTCTTCAGCGCAGTTGAGTATATCTGCAATTCGTACCAAATATTGAGTTAAACCAGCAACAACTTCTGGATCTAAACGCTCTTGATCATCAAGGGCATTATCCAAGATTGCGTCCGCGACATGTTCGGATTGAGCGAGGAGAAGAATAAGACGATCAACAACGGGTTGATTCTTTTTTGAGACGTGCATGAGACAGAAATGAGATTAGATAGTGTTCCCACGTTCCTACTGTGTACCACCTTCCTTACACACTTACCTGAGCTATATATATACCCCATATATACCTATTTCTATATTTATATATAAAAACATAGGAACAGAAGGAACATATAAAGAGAAGAGAGGTGTACCAAGGAGTTTGAGCGTTCCCACCCGTAGGAACAGAGGAGGGAACAGGAGGGAACTTTAGGAGTTCGGAGGGTTCCAGACCCACTTAGGCGTTCCCTCTACTCTTTTTTTCTTTCTCTCATATTTAAGATTTTTGAGAATAGATGAGACGGTCATGGTGTCGGATTTTGTTTGGCGTTCCACGGGCTTTTCGATTGCTTCGGTAAGAAGTTTTTCGATAGTAATATCCGTGCTTTGATTAACAGGATTATTCAACCATTGGCTGATGACGGTTAGCCAAGGTGAATCGACCATGTAACCTAAATTTTCTTTTTCGATTTGATTTTCCTGTTCAAAGGTTAGGAAATGTGACTCCTTATTTTTCCAAGCGGCCACTGCTGCTGACCAAATACTGTCCCTCTCTAATTGAAGTGAATCAAGATCAATTGATGTCGCGGTGCAAGGAATAACATGAAAGCGGCGGTTGCCAGTGTCATCAAATAACAAACCAGATTCTTTATTAGAGGAACCAACAATAATTCCACGGCGCGGCCATTCTTCAACAGCTTTACCGTAGGGAACTCTTAAAAAATCGGTAGAACGAGATAAAAAAGATTTAATATGACCAGCATGTTTTCTAGATGTCACGCTGTCCAATTCGGCCCATTCCATTCCCCATGACTTATGTAAAATTAATATCGAATCTTTCGAGGAAATGTCGTCAAGAGCATCCGAGAAAAAGGGGCCAAAGACCGTATGCCAAAAGGAAGATTTTTTTATTCCCTGCTTACCTTGAAGAACAGTTGCCGAGTCATGTTTGCAACCAGGAAGATACACTCTCCTTACGGCGTTTATCAGAGTTACTTTGAGCATTGCATCGTAGATAGTCGGCTCATTAATGGATGCGTCTTGAGGTCTTAAATATGCTGTTGCTAAACGGTCTATATAAGTAGGTTCAACTTCGGAAGCGACATGATCTAAATAAAGTTTGACGGGATCATATTGGTTTTCATGCGCGACCTTGAGTAAACAATCTATTGCCATTTGCTTTTCGACTTTGTATCCGAGTTCGGCGAGCGTTAGATAAAACAGTTCAATATTTTTTATTACTTCACCGTCCATTTCGATTGAATGTGAAAAGGTATTGAAGCGGATGTCTTGCTTTGATTTGCGAAGGAATGAAATTAACTCTTGTGATGTGAGTTGCTCAAGTTTTGAAGGGATCGGAGTTGTTTCAGATTTTTCAACAGGAACAACAGAATCAGGAAAAGAGCGAGGAGGTGGAGTCCAACCATCTTCTTTAGCAAATTTTTGAAGTGTACCGAGTGAGATGCCAGAGCGTTTAAAGGAATCCCATTTTTTTGCACATTCTCCTGGTTTATATTTGCTGTTCTTGCTTGAAAGATCTTCCCAATCTGCAAGGAGTGAATCTCCTGCGGAGTGAGCCGCCATTCCAATTTTCAACCATTGGTCGTAGTCATCTATTCGGCTAGGGTTAATGGATTGAAGAAGAGAACGAGCCTTGTCAATGTCTGAATTAAAAACCTGAACGGGTGTTGCTTTCGTTTTTTTCTGATCCATCATCTTTTCGATAATGGCTAATGGTGCTTCAGCTAATTCAAGGTCAGCAGGTGAGCGACCATCCATCCACCGGTAGCCATCGGTCATTGGATGCTTGCCGCAGACAATTGACTGCATCCCATTCCATCGAAGTTCTAACTGCTCAACAGATCCATCTTCGTCTTTTACACCTGTTTGAAATTTGCGTGTTTTAATCTTCGGCCAATATTTTTCTGGGACTTTATAAATTAATTGAAAACGACCAACGCGCCCAGATGTAACCATCCAAGAAGGAGGAAGAGAACCAACAGAAAAGCCCATCTCTGTAAGGATTTCTGATGCAGACTGACCATCATGATCGAGGAAGAGAAGACCGCCGCTAGGTGTCCCGCAGGTTACACCGATTCCAGTCGAACGACCTTCAGATATTTCTTTAAAAAGTTGGGAACGGCTTAAAGGGTTCTTTTGCCAATCATTTTGATAGGGGCGTTTATTTTGAACGGCAACGAAACCCCATGACTTCGGTAAACGAAGCAACTCATCTTTAATATCCATCGGTTATCTGTTGATCTGAGATTCGTAAGCGTCAAGCTGTAGCTCTTGCTTTGTCATCGCATGACGGATGATTGTTCTAATAAAACCAGCTCTTGAAAGTTCAGGCGGCTTGTTTTCGTCTAACCATTTTATTTGTTCTTTCGTTAGCTGAGTGTTGATTGTCTTCAGTTCGATGTCTAAGTCCACTGGGGTTGTTTTTGTAGTAGATATGTGTAAGATACCACTAAATCCAACCCCGTCAACAAATGAAGATGTTCAAGGGTGATATTGATGAAAGGTGGTCACGGATCATCACGGCATCAGGCTCACCATCAATGCAAATGCTATTGTCCCAAGCTTGTCGGTTAAGAGCGATTCATAAGGAGGGCAGATTCTTTTGGAAAAGTTACCGCGTTGAAGTTGAGGTCAATGCCAAATGGATCAACATGGTTCAATCACGAAAAATTTATTTAAGGGAAGCATGTCAACGCGAACTCGGTACGAAAAAGGTCACAGTATTTTTAATTGCGGTATCAAGATGAAAATATCTAAATATGAGCAACAAGAACTGTGGCATCAAATTATAGATGCGGCGGGTTCACGTTCCGCTAAGGAAATGTTGAAGACGGATTGCAATCTTGTTTCGATTGAACTTGGAAAAGAGTGGGGCTTCGGTGAGTTTTATAACGTCTGGAGAAGTTACAAGGTACAGATCGAAATTTTAAACAAATTCGTCGATCAATCAAAAGTAACGATGGCTTGCAAGCTCGGCTTAGAAAGCAAACAAGTAAACATTGATTTTGTAGAGAAATGGAATTAAGGGAATACCAAAAAGAGGCAGCCGATAAGCTTTATTGGTTACTCGCACGAAAACAGTTTGCATATCTCATGGGTGAGGTAAGAACTGGCAAGACCGCTTGCGCTCTTTCCTTGATCGAACGGTTAGGCATCCAACGGTGCTTACTGGTTACAAAGAAAAAAGCAATCCCAAGCATTGAAAAAGATGCCAAAGCGTTAGGAGTGCAAGAACGGGTAATGGTTATTAACTATGAACGGTTGCCCAAGTTTGCATGGACATTTTGGCAATTATTAATTGTAGATGAGGCACATTGCATCGGTGCGTTTCCAAAACCATCGGGCAGATGGAAGAACTTAAGACAGATGAGTTATGAAAAAGTCTTGTTAATGAGTGGAACAGCATCACCAGAATCTTATTCACAGTTATATCACCAGTTCACTTTGCACCGTCCAGTCTGGGCGCAATATAAGAATTTTTATGAGTGGGCTAAAAAAGGTTATGTGGATATTTGTCAAAAATATATTGGCACCGGTCAAACTTGCAACGATTACTCGAGCGCAAATAAAGAATTAATTTTGAGAGATATTGATCCGTATGTTGTGCGGATGACTCAAGAAGATGCAGGATTTGAAACCAAGATTGAAGAAGCTGTTCGGTATGTAGAAATGAATGAAACAACGTATGGATTAGCCCAAGATATTATTGATAACGGTCTTGCTGAAGTTGAAGGCCAAACAATTCTTGCTGATACGGGAGCTAAACGCCTTTCAAAATTAAAGCAAATTTATTGCGGAACGGTTATCTCAGAAGAAAGCGGTAAAGGAATCATTTTTGATTGGTCAAAAGCTGAATACATCAAACAACGATACGGCAAACATAAGATTGCAATCATGTACTGCTATGAAGCGGAAAGAAGAATGCTCTATGAAGCATTCCCTAATGCGACCGATAGTCCAGAAGAATTTAATGCAAACAAGGATGCTGTTTTTATTGGGCAAGTAAGAGCCAGCCGTGAAGGAGTGAATTTAAGTAGTGCAACGTATCTTATTTTTTTGGGCGTTGACTTTGCAGCACTCTCTTATCTCCAGGCGCGAGATCGTGCGAGCTTCCTCGGGCGTGACACGCCGCCTAGAATCAGGTATATATTTGCGGCAGATGGAATTGAAGCTCAAGTTTATAGAACAGTCAGAAAGAAAGAGAATTTCACGATCAGTC